GCGGACAATATCGGCTTGCTCGTCAACAGGGCGGAGCGTCCAACCCTTATCGCCTTTGATACGGACACGCTCGTAGCCATACGGAGCAACGCCGGAAACCCATTTCCCCTCTTTGGCGGAGGCATTGCGGCCACGCACCAAACGACGGTTGATAGTTTTGTATTCACGCCGGGACATGAAAAGCCCGAACTCGAAATACTCCTCGTCAAATTCGTTTGCTGGGTCGTACACCTTGAGCGGCGTAATGATTTTTGTGTTGGAATATTTAAAAGCCTGCGCCATAACCCCTTGGTCTATGGTGTCGCCACGAGCAAGACGCTCAACCTCGACGACGAGAACACCGTCCCACTTGCCGTCCTCAACCTCTTGGAGGAGGTGCTGGACGACGGGACGAGCAGCAATAGTCTCGCCGGAAACGACCTCACGGTAAATTTGGGTCACGTTATAGCGGTCACGTTTTGCAAGCTCAAGCAGGAGCTTTTCGTGACGGGCAAGCGTCTCTCCCTCGCCGTGGGCTTCGGCCTCCATATCGGCACGGGACTTGCGCAGGTACAGGCAGTAAGCCATAGGTATCACCTCCAAAAAAACAGCCCCTCACGGAGAGGGGCGAAAGTCAACGTAAATCACATTGCGGTCTTTCTTAATGACCCGTCGTTTACGCCTTTCTTGATGTTAAAGGCGACTTCCATATCCGCCTGCATGAGCCTATCGAGTAGAGCAACGATTTCATTTTTGAGCTGACTTTGCAAGGCCATGAGGTCAGAAAGCAGGACGGGGTCGGTAACAGCACCGCCGCAAGCCTCAATACGCTTACGGATTTCCGCCCGGAGGGATTGCAGCGTGTGAAGCAAATCACGGTAAGCCTCGATACGTTCCGGGCGAGCGAGCTGCATATCACGATTGAGAAGCAGGTAGAAGCTATCAAAGCACTGCGTAACAGCAGGACGCAAATCGGCAGGCAGAGCCTTAAAGTGCTTCTCGAAATTTACGGTATCGTTGTAAAAAACACTTTCCGTGTGGGTAGGACTGTCGGAATAGCCCAGCAGGTAATCGGTGGTAACGCCGAAGTGTTTAGCCAGCAGGCAGACCGTTTCGAGGTCAGGCTCTTTGCCCTCCGTCTCGTACCCGGACACGGTAGAACGCTTTTTCTGAATAACTTTTGCCAAATCCTCTTGAGTGAGGCCACGCTCTTTGCGGAGCGATATGAGGCGGTTAGAAAACTTTTGCATGGGTAATGCACCTCCATAATGTTTTATTATACTTGTTTTGCCCCGTTTTGTGTAGTGGTTGCCCCTAAAATCGGCACAAATCAGAAAAACAACGAAAATATTTCTCCAAATTGGTTGACATTGCCCCAAATAGGAACTATAATAAACTTACAGCACCCCGAAAAGGGACAAAAGGAAAGGAGCAGGAACAAATGAGAGCTAAGTTACAGCAGTTGCGAGAAGCAAACGGCTATACGCAGCAGACATTCAGTGTAGCGGTGGGGACAAGCCGCAGCCACTATTCACAGATTGAAACGGGAGAGAAACAGCCGTCGTTGAAACTCGCATTGAGAATTAAGCGAGTGCTTGGCTATTACGGCGACGACATTTTTGACAACACTATGCCTGTTGTGAGGAGATAAATTTTTTTACCCGCAAATGACCCAAAACGGGACACGAGAGGGACAAAAACCCCGTAAACAGAAACGAAGCGTCGCTTACAGCGTCAAGCTCTTTCGTTTCGACCTGTAATAATTTTAACTCACGAGGAGGTGGAAATAAATGTCGAGGCAAGCTACAAAAGCCTGCGGCAATAGGTATTACGAAGCCCGAATGAGGGCAGCAAAGTACAACGAAAAGCTCTTGACAAGAGCAGGGGCGATTGATTATCTCCCCGGAGTGACAGAGGACAGCCTAAAGAAATACGAGCTGGACATAACAAGACCGCCGAATATTGTTGTTGCACTCATGGCGGACGCATACAACGAGCCGGAGCTACGAGCGTGGTACTGCGTGAACGAGTGTCCGCTCGGTAAGGATTGCAGGGAAATACCCGAAATGCCAGCAGAGCGAGCATTGATAAGATTACAAAACTCCGTGTACGAAATGGAGCAGCTTACGAGAAAGTTGTCGTTGCTTATGGAGGACGGGGAAGTAAAGAGCGAGGAGCAGGAGCTGATACCGCAACTGCGTGACAGACTTTTGGAGTTCCGCCGGAGGGCAGACGAAAACCTCGCAGTATTAGAAAGAGCTGCAAGGCTCGGAAAATTTGACTAAGGAGGTGCGAAATGGTTGAGGCGAACATTGTCAGAGATTTTAATATCGGCAACACCCGGATAAAGATAGCTGACAATTACTGCAAAAAGACGGCCAGCGAGGTCGAGCAGCTTTTGAAGCAGATAGCGGAACGGGCGCAGCGTCAATTTATAGCAGCAGCCACAGCCGAAAATTATGGACGTTAGGAAAATGCGAAAGCTGCCACCGATTATCGTGAGCTGCGTTGTAGCGGCGATTGTGATAGCGACGGCAATGGCAGCGATAACATCACAGGCAGAAACAAGAGTAAACGCCATGCAGGAGGGCGAGGCGATAAAGCCCACCAGCCGCCCGGAGGTATCGACGATTGAGGTGCAGATAACACCCAGCACGACACCCACCAAAGAGCCGGAGCAGGAAAGTACATACACAAGCATGATTTATAGCCGGGACTGGGGAGCAGAGGACAGCGTGATATTGCTGAAAATCGCAATGGCGGAGGCGGAGGGCGAAAGTGTAGAGGGAAAAGCCCTTGTAATGCTGGTAGTCCTAAACAGAGTTTGGAGCGAGGACTTCCCGGACAGTATTGAGGAGGTTGTGTTTCAACCGAGGCAGTTCTCCCCGGTAACGGAGGGCGGCAGGTACTACACAACAGAGCCGGACGCAGGCTGCTATGAGGCGTTGGAGCTGGTTATGAGCGGCTGGGACGAAAGCTACGGAGCGTTGTATTTCGAGAGCTGCGAAAAGGATAGCTGGCATAGTGAAAACCTTGAATTTCTTTACCAAGTTGGTAATCACAAATTTTACAAGTAGGAGGCGGCCATGACAAGAGCAGAGGCGAGACACAGGAGAAGAATGAGAAGAAAAGTGCAGCAGATAACGGCATGGACAGTGTTGATACTGGCAGAGCTTATTACAGCAGCAATCCCGACAGTAGTTACAGCAATGATTATATTGCCGATTGCGTACCGGGAAAGAGGTTATTTAGCTTACGGTAGCGAGTGGTTTTTGATTGCCATTGTATTTTGCGCAGTATTCGGAGCGATACACAACGCAGTGTGCGACAGGATTTTTGAGGAGGTGTAGAAATGCCATATTTCAATGTTTGCCCGGATTGTGGCGGAAACCTTGACCCCGGAGAAAGGTGCGATTGCAAGAGAGAAGCGGAGAAAAGGGAAGCTGCAGCAGTGGCAGTAAAGGGAGGTGTAAACGGATATGTCGGACACCGATTTGAAGCAGGAGGCAGAAAGCAGACTTGGGGCAGAGATAAGCAGCTCCGAGTGGTGTGAAGCCAAAGAGCAGGCAGAGCGAAAGCTCAAGGATATTATCAAGAGATTTGGCGACGAGGGCGGAGCAAGGCGAGAGCCGTGGTATTTAGCCCAGTTAATCGCAGAGGCAGTACGCTCAAGCAGGTTTTCAAAGTTCACTTTCGACCTCTTGAGACTTGACAGATACGCTGATGAACAAATGGAGATAAAAAAAGGACAGCCCGTGTCATAAAACACGAGCCGCCCATTACGCTGTATCTCTATTGTATCACAAAGAATTTTGAAATGCAATAGGAGGATTTTATGCAAAACAATAATAACGCATTACAGATTACGACCCAGTACCCGGCAGAGAAATACAATTTGCTCGTGCCTATGCAGACGGTTGCGGAGATTGCGGAAATTCACAAGCCAGTGATGAACGCAGTGCAGATTTCGACCAACCTTTCTGACAAAGAAATTTACGAGCAGGAAAAAGCAAGGGACGCATACACAGACAGAAGCGGAAAATACCACCCGGCAGTACCTGCAGGCTGGGCTTTGACAAAGAAAGGCCTCAACAAACTTATGAGAGCCGCCGGAATTAAGATACTCGGCACACGCCCGATTATCCCCTCTACTTGCCAAAAGTGCGCAGAGGTAAACAAGAGCATTGGTCGCCCGGTCAACTGCGGAGCTTGCGGAAACAAAGACGTGAAATTTGAGGCAAGAATTTCCGTACCGCAGCTTACGGGGGAAAACATTGAGATTGTTGCACACAAGGAAATTATCGTGCAGGACGTTACGGACGGCATGACAGAAAACCAGCGCAAGGAATTTTTGAAGTTCCGAAGCGAAATGTGTGAGACAAAGGCAATTAACAGAGCGTTGAGAGCAGCAATGCACATCAAGGGAACGTACACGCTGGACGAGCTGAAAAAGCCGTTTGTGGTTGCGTACCTTGTGCCAAATCTCGACAACGAGGCAGTGAAGCAGGAGGCGGTAAGACACTTTTTCTCCTCGGCGCAGGAGCTTTACGGCGGAGCAAACACGGAAGCTCGCAGGGCTATTTTTGTAGAGGACGACGTAGAGGAGGGAATGGAGTACGAAACCCCGTCGCAGCCTATCGCACAGCCGGAGGCAGGAAATTACAGAGAAGTACCTCAAGAGCCTCCGAGAGAAGCCCAGCAGCGACAGCAGCAGGCGGCAGAGAGCGCACCCGATTTTGACCCGACGATTTGTACGGAGTGCGGAACAAAGTGCAGCAACGGCGTGGTGAAGTATAGCCAGCAGGAGTACGGACGTACCTTGTGCATGGCGTGTCAGAGAAAGCAGGGAGGTAATCAGTAATGGGTATCAGAGTATTACACACAGGAGATTTACACATAGGCAATTTCCCCGGCCCGGAACAGAATGGGGAAAACGCAAGATATAAAGACATTTGCAAGTGCCTTGACGCACTTGTGGCAGGAGCGAAAGAGAGCCGCCCGGACGTGGCAGTAATCGCCGGAGATATTTTTCATCAAGCGAGGGTATGGAGTGACAGAGGCCTCAAGGAAAATCAGACGGCAGTAAAGTTCCTGCGAGAGCTTGAAAGAATTTGCCCGGTCGTAGTTATGAGAGGAACACCTAACCACGACAGCGAGGAGCAGTTTAAGACGCTGGAAAGCACTTTTTATGGCGACGACAGCGTACATATCATCACAGAGCCGGACGTAGGAACATACCACAGCTACGACGGAAAGAAAGTGCAGATTGCTTGCGTGCCGGGATTTGACAGAGGGTATTTCAGAGCAAAGCACCCCGGCCTCTCAAAGGAGGAGGAAAACGAAGTTTTCACAAAGGCGATTGAGGATATTATTATCGGCCTCAAGGCGCAATGTGAGGATAAAGCACCTACGGTACTGGTATCTCACTACACGATTACGGGTTGCAATATGGAGAGCGGTCAGACAGCATTTTTCAGTCAGTTCGAGCCAGTGGTTTACCCGGCAACATTGCAGGCAGCAGCCTACGACCTCGTTTGTTTCGGACACATTCACAGACCGCAGCAGCTCGACGGCTGCAAGAACACTTTTTACTGCGGAGCGATTTCGGCCCTCAATTTCAACGACGAGGGGCAGGAGAGAGGCTACTGGGTACACGAGATCGAGGACGGCGGAGCGGTAACATCAGAGTTTTACCAGCTTCCTACAAGGGAATATAAGACAATCCGCCTCAAGGACGAGGACGTGGCAGAGATTATCAACGCAGCCTATACAGAGGCAAAATTCCCGTTCACTATCCCGGACGTACAGGACAAAATCGTGAGAGTGCTTTACGACTGCACGGACGAACATAACAAGGCATTTAACCACGCAGTATATGAGGCGGCACTCTATAACGCCGGAGGAGCTTTTTGGGTACAGGAGATTACGCCACAGAAAATCAGCATTACGGTGGATAAAAAGAGCATGGACGCAGACAGCACCCCGGAGGACGCACTGGACGACTACCTCGCTGAAAAGGGATTTAGTCCGGAACGTATCGGAGAGCTGATTGAGCTTGCAAGACCCCTTATCGCAGAGGCAACCGAAAAGGCGACCACAGAAAGACATACAGGCCTGTTTGTCCCGGTTGAGATTGAGGTCAAGAATTACCGCAATTACCGTGAGGAAACTTTCTCATTCGACGATATTCGTTTCTGCACTATCAACGGCAGCAACGGCGTGGGAAAGAGCAGTTTGTTTATGGACGCTATGGCGGACGCACTTTTCGAGGAAACCCGTGAGGGAGAGCTGACTGGCTGGATTTGCAACGACCCGGACGCAAGAAGCGGAGCTATCAAATTCACGTTCAAACTGGGAGAACGCCTCTACCGAGTGACCCGTACACGACAGAAAAGCGGCAAGGCAACGCTCAATATTGCGGAGTTTGTAGAGGGCGAATGGGTAGACCGTTCCAAAGAAAAATTCAAAGACACACAGGCGGAGATAATCAACATTATCGGCATGGACAGCCTCACACTGAAAGCCTGCGCCCTCATTATGCAAGACCAGTACGGCTTATTCTTGCAGGCGGACAAGGAGGCTCGCATGAATATTCTTGGCAGCATTTTGGGGCTTGGAATTTATGCGGACATGGAGGAGCTGGCAGCGGATAAGGCGACGGACACAAACCGAACTATCCGAACACTGGAAGAAAGAGCGGCAACAATCACTGCCGGATTGCCGGATAGAGCGGAACTGGAAAAGCAAATTGAGGAGCAGGAGAAAAGCAAAGCAGAGTTTGAGGCACAGGCAGCGCAGAAAGCGGCTGACGTGGACGGCCTCAAGGTAAAACTAAACACCCAGCTCGAAGCAGCAGGCAGAGTAATTAAGCTCAATGGCAAGATTACCACTCTCACGGCGCAGAAAGCGGCCAAAGAAGCCGCAAAGACAACACAGGTAGGAATTATTACGGCGGCAGACACAATCCTCGCAGGCGAGGCGGAAATTGCCGCAGGCGTAAAGAAATACAACGGCCTTTTGGAACAGGAGAAAGAGCTGATTAAGGGTAAGGCGACATACGACAATTTGGCAGAGCGCAAGCAGCAGCTCGAAAACGCCATTGCGCTGGCGGAAAACTCTGCGGAGGAACTTCGTAAGAAGAAAGCAGCTATTACGTTGATGAAGATTGGGCCACTGCAGCAGACACTCGCCCGTGAAGCGGAATTGTCAGAGAAACATAGAGCCTACGAAAGCACCGCCGGAAAGATTGCGGAATTAGAAAAGGGACTGCCGGAATATACAGCGCAGCGACAGGCGGTACTCGACGCAGAGGCAGAGCTGGAAAGACTGGAAGCGGACTACGAAAAGGCAAAAGAGAGATTGACCTATCGTATCACAACACTTAACAGCAAAGTTGAGCTGCTGAATAACAGCGGTTGCCCGGACGTAGAAAAAGCGAGCTGCAAGTTCCTTGCGGACGCACTGGAAGCCAAAAAGATATTGCCGGAGGCAGAGGCGGCACTCGCTTCACTTGAGGAGGAGTACAAAACTAACCGTGAGAGTGCGTCAGATACGCTCAAACAGGAGGAAATGGCATTCAGCGATAAAATACACCTCCCGGAGGAAATCGAGGCTCTACGAGGCGATTTGCGTGGTCTTGAGGCGGCCGAAAAGGAATACCACAGCCTTGAGGCGCAGAGAAGCGAGCTGAAAATGCAGACAGAGAGAAGCGAGGAGTACGAAGCGCAGGCAGCAGACGCAGCCAGCACCGCCGAAAAAGGCAGAGCAGAGCTGGAAGAAATCAACCAGCAGCTCGAAAAGGTTGCGGCAGCAAGCGCAGAGTATGAGAAGTTGCAGCAGGAAATTGCATTAGCAAGACAGTGGACGGAGAAAGAAAAACAGCTCCCGGTAGCAAAGGAGAAAAAAGCAGCAGCGGCGCAGCGTTTACTCGAACTGGAAACAGAGGGCGAAGCTATTGAGGCGGAAATCGCAGAGGCCAAAGCGGAACTTACAGAAGAACAGAGCAAGACCGTAGGAGCAGAGGAACTGCAGGCGCAGGTAAGTGTTGCGGAGGCAGAAATCAAGCAGTTACAGGACGCAGCGCAAAAAGTGGCAATGAGTTTGGGAGGCTTGAAAAAGCAGCTTGAGCAGGCCGGAGAAAAGTTGAAGCAGGCGGAGGAGCTGCAGGCGCAGGTAAATGAGCTTGCAGGAACGGCAGCCGGGTATGAGGAGCTGA